CACCTCGGTCCTGAAGCTCTCGGTGGCCTGGGTGCGCGCCGCCTCGGCGATGGCGTCCTGGGCGGACTTGTCCACGGCCAGCAGCCCGTGCCGCAGCGCACCGGGCGGCATGGGGAACCGGCGGCCGGCCCAGTCGGTCTCCAGCGCCTCGCGTGCGCGTGCAGCGTCGGCCAGGGCGCGGTCCCTGGCGCGGTTCCAGAGCTGCTGCTCGACGGCCACGTTGATGCCGGCGCCGCCCGTGGTCAGCGCCTTCTTCACCCAGCTCTGGGCGTCGTTGATGAACGAGTCGTCGGCGAAGTTGTCGTCGATGAACTCGCGGTACAGGCCCGCAAGCTGGTCGATGACGCCGACGCTGGTCGCGTCGTACAGCGCCGATGCGGTCGCCGTCGTAAGGTTCGGCAGCGTCGGCGCCGCAGGCATGGTCGGCGCCGTGACCCTGTCCGGCATCGCCGCCGTGGGCGCGGGCTGCGTGAGCGCGACAGCGTCGTTGGTCAGCTCGCTGGCGTCAGCGCTCAGCTCCGTGGCCTTGATCCAGGCCCGGTTGATCATGTCGGGGACGATTGCCGCCGGCCCGGTGGTCACTGCCATGTTCAGATCCTCCGCTTGAATTCGGCGGCAAAGAACGAGACGCCGTCAATCTCGAAGTCCGCGCCGTCCTGGTTGACCAGCTCGAACGTGAAGTAGTTCGCCTGGAGGCCGCGCCCCACGTCGAAGCGCTGCTGCGCCGCCGTCGTCGAGAAGTCGCGTGCCTCGTAGGTGTACGTGATGCCGTCGGCCGTCACGCGCAGCAGCAGCTTGCCGGCCGAGCTGGCACCGACGTAGGCCCGCGCCATGTTCTTCATGGTCTTGGAGCCGAAGTCCTGCTGGCCGTACGACACGCTGGCCCTGATCGGCTGGCCGTCGTCAGTGCTGCCTTCCAGCAGATACAGGCCGTCGCCTTTCAGCCCGAACGCCCGCCCGCCCAGCACGCCGAAGCTGTTGAATGGGTAGTTCTCGAACGTCGAGGTGGCGTTGTTGGCGAGGTTCACCACCCACACCTCGTTGGGCTGCTCGGACAGCGGGATGTCCGAGCCGACAGCGGCACTGGTCCGCATCAGCTCGGCGATGATCGACGACAGCACGACACTCGTGCTGGCCGCGCCAGACGAGTTCAGGCTTGCCTTGGCGATCATCGCCGCGGCGATGGTGGTGGCCATCGAGCCGGCGGTGTTCATCAGCACCACCAGCTCGCCGACGCCTGCGAGCGTCGTCTTGTTTCCGCCGTGGGTAAAGATGCGGTTCGAGTAGGCCGTCACAGTGATGCCGTTGCGCACCTCGGTGGCGATGCCTTCATCCGCGCCGAACACCACCATCGACGGCGCCACCAGCGCAGCCGCCCCGCGGTTGCCCACCGAGGCGTTGAGCTTCGCTGCGCCAGCCCCCAGGTTCGCTCGGCCCACAGTGCCGACCAACGAACGCCCTTCGGTGCGGGGCCGCGGCATACGCACGCGGCCGAACGGGAATGTCGTGCCTGTGAAGTAGCCCGCGCTGACCTCCGCTCGCGGAAGGTTGAACGCAGCTTCCCCGATCACGTAGTTGCTGGCGCGCACCCGTGCGGCCGGCGTCGTCGCGTTGGCGCGGCGGGCGATACGCCCGGTCACGACGGGGCGCGGCGTGATGACCGCGCCGCCGATCTTCACGCTGCCCTGCCCTGCCTTCAGCGCTGCGGCGGGGCCTACGAGGTTGGCGCCGTCGTACTGCGTGACCTCCAGGCCATCGACCCAGGCGCCCGGGTCGAAGATGGCCGCACCGAGCGACCACACCTGTGAGCCCCTACCCCACAGAGGCGCCGAGGCGTAGCTGAAGGACGCGAGCACTGTCCCGCCCCGCTTGAACTTCACCACGTCATTCAGCAGCTCAACCTCAAACAGCGTGGTCTCCGAGAACGGGGTCGAGAAGCCCGCGCTGACCCCGCTGAGGGTTTCGAGGCTCCCTGCGCCGCCGTTCGGGTCGATGCCGCCGATCACGGTGCCGAAGCTGCCGCCGAACGCCCCGAAGTTGAACCCCCAGAACGCTTCGCGGTGGTCGGTCGCGTCAGCCCCCTGCTGGATGCCGACGCGCATCTTGCCGTCGGGCTTCACGCGGAAGCGCACGCGTCCGTTCAAGTAGAACGCGGTCTTGGACATTGCGCCGGCGTCCCAGCCGGGCGAGTACGAAGTCCTGGTCGTGGCGTCTTGCCCCACCGCGGCCAGCACCTCACGCGGAACCTTGAAGTCGGCGCATACGAAGCCGAGGTCGTCGCCCGGGGGGACGATGCTCGTGGTGAAGTAGGCGTCGCGGGCCGTGGTCGGGCCGGTCGCCTGGAGTTGGGTGTAGTCGAGGTCGCGGTACTCGTACTTCCCGTTCACCACGCTGCCGGGCGCGGCGCGCAGCAGAGGCTTCGGATACCAGCCGCAGAGGCGCACCACCCCGTAGGCCACGCCGGGGAACACACGCGGCTTGCCGGGGACGGTCGTCTCCATCCCGGTCCGGCGGTAGAGGCGGACGCCGTCTTCGTCGAGCTGTTGGGTTGTCATGGCTTGTTGAACTCGTCGGGGAGCTGCGGGTACAGCGGCCGGGACCGAGGCGCCCAGGTGAGCGCTTCGAGCCAAGGCGTGATGGTGGCGGTGCTGACAGACTCCGTGATCGGCCCCAGGTCAGTGAACGTGGAGAAGTTGCCGTCTGTCTTGAAGCAGTGGAGCTGTTTGACTGCCCCCGCCGTAACGGTCTTGGCGATCAGGATTGTGCCGGGCTCGTCTTCGTTCAGGTATGGCGCCGTCGTCGTGAAGTACCTCACCCCCTGAAGGTTAGGTGGCAGATCGACCTCCGACCAAGATGAGCCGTAGTTGCGGGTGATGCGCAGCTTGTGCCCCGTTTCGTACCAGACCGGCAGCGCGCAGCATCCGGGGCCGAAGCAGTAGTTGGCCGGTGCTCGCTGGAAGCTGTCGTAGTCGGTCACGAACTGGGGGCCGTCGGACAGCCTTCCGTCGGAGAACGCCACCAGGAGGGCGGACGTGGTGTCGTAGCCCCAAGTGAGTCGGGTGAAGCCCCCACCCTCGAAGAGGAAGCACATCGTGCCGAGCGTGCTCGGCGGGGTGACGATGAGGTTGTTGGCGAGGAACAGAGACTTGCCGTTGCCGAGGTAGACGAAGAACGAGAACGCGGCAAGGCGGGCCAGCGGCTCAGCGGTGTAGAGCGGCTCGGTCGACAGCACGGCGGTCGTGAAGATGTCCACGGTCGCGGGGGTCGTCGTCTGGGGGATGTACGACGACAAGAACCCGGTGCCGATCTGGCTCCAGGTGTCGCCGTGGTCGGTCGAGTGGAGGAAGTACGGGGCGACTCGGTTCGCGGTCGTGCTGAAGACAGCGGGCGCACCCGGGACGTACACGTCGTTCTCGTCGAAGCCGCCCATCGTGCCGGCGGAAGTCTGGATTGTCCGGTCGTGGACCGCGACGAGCCCCGTGAGCTGCCCCGGCCCGGTGACAAACAGCTTGCCCCCAAGGTGTCCGCGCAGGTCGCCGGAGTTCTCCGGCGTCGTCGTGAGGACGAAGCCGCTCACCGTGTCGTACAGGTGAACTCGCGGCATGCAGGGAAAGAGGGCCGGGCTCTGCGCGGTCGTCGTGTTTCCTGCGGAGCCCGTGCTGGGCAGCACGGCGCCTGGGGCCGGCGGTGATTCGTAGGACAGCCAGTATTGGTAGACCGCCGGCATCTTGCTGGAGAACCCCCAGCGGTAGGACTGCCTGTCGTCGTCCCAGCCGGTCGCAAAGGCGCTGAGGGCGACTTCCCCCTCGACCCACTCGAAGCCGCGCCGGCCGCGCCGGCCGCGCCGGACGACTGACGCGATGGAGGATGCCGGCAGAGCCAGCCCGGCGCCGACGTTCACGGCCACGTAGCCCTTCCCCATGAAGAGCAGTTGCGGGGCCCGCCACGCCTCGTCGCCGCCCGGCGGCGTGGGGTAGTTCTTCCCCCTACGGCCCGCCTTCGAGAGCCTCACCGACTTGACGATGCGGTCGTTGAACCCGGAGGAATACGTGCCCTGGAGCACCATGATGTCGCCCTTGTCGGCGGCGGGCTCTTCCTCGTCGGTGATGACCTCGCTGAAGAGCCCGCGCTTCCTGGCGGTGTAGCCGACGCCGCGTGCTCGCAGGTACGGCGCCTCGGTGCCGTCAAGCGCCCGCAGCTTCGCTTCACCGGCCGGCGTTGCGGCGGTGAGCGTGCTGCGGAGCTTAGGGAACTTCATAGGTCGTCTTGAAGCCGGTCCAGAACACGGAGGTGCCCAGCAGCTTCGGCTCGTTGCCGGGGCCGGGGGGGTTCAGCGCGGCCGCAAGGTCAGACTCAGTAGGCAGCGCGCCGGACGAGCTTTGGGCGCCGCTGACCTTGAGGCGCTTTACGACTGGGCGCGGGTTGGTGAACAACGTACCGAGGATTCGCGGTATGACGTTGAGCGACCACCCGATCAACTCGACCTTGCCGTCGGCCGTCCGCGCTAGGTAATCGGTAGAGACGCCAGTCGATGCCCCGATCAGGGAGTTGGCCACGTAGAGGCGCAGCTCGGTAGGCCACAGCTCAAGCCGAAGCGGCAACCCTCCAACCGAGATGCTCGATGGGTCGAAGGCAAGGCCGTAGTTCGGCCTCGGGCCGTCGTACGTCGGCCCGCCGGGTGTCCAGAACGTCTGCACGCTCCCGTCGGCCTCTATTGCCGCACTGGCTTGCGCAAACGGAATTCCTGAAGACGTCGCAAACGCAAAGCCCACGCTGAATGCAGTAAATCCTGGTGGGATCAGGACTTCGAGTACGGCCGGCAAGTCTGTGAATCTCGCGGCGTTTGAAGTCGGGATGCAGTGCGCTAAGAGTAAGGCTTCTTCGTCTACCCGACTCACGCCGGTGGCCGTCAGTCCGTTTGAGCCCCCGCGCATCCAGTGCGGGAAGGCTTCGGGCGCCGGCCAGAAGGTCGCGCTAGTGTTCTCCTCGCATACCCAGGTCGCGCTGGCGAGCGGGCCGGTCTCGCCGTGCGATCCATTCAGGTTGATGGCCGTCCCGAAGTTGTCGGAGAACAGCACTTTCAGGTCCGAGTCAGAGGTAGGCGCCGGCTGGGTCGGCACGCCGCTGCCCAGCGCGCCGCTCGACACCTCGGTCTGGAGGTGCAAGTAGTTGAGCGCGACCGGCGATGCGCCGGGGGTGTAGCCGTCGCTGCCCAGGTAGCCGGGGTATCCGACGCGCAGCGAAGTGATGGGCGTGCCCGACATGACGCCCGAGCCGCGGGTGTAGACCAGCGAGTCGTTCACGTAGAACCGCATGGCCGCCGTGGTGACTTCGATGCGCACCACAACCAGGCCGGAGCCGGGGGCCGTCGCCGTGAAGTTGTGCGGCGTCTGGAACGCACCCACGACGGCCCGGCCCGACCCGCTGGCCTGCACGGTGATGCCGGCGTAATCCGACTCGAAGTCGAACGAGATGTCCATCAGGCCGCCGGGCAGCATGCTGCCTTCGACCACCGTCACGCCGCCGCCAGCGCTGGTGTGGACGGGCGATACGCCGTCCGTGTCCAGCGTGGCGGAGCGGACCGTTCCACTCATGGTCACCGTGGTGCCGGAGGTCGTCCGCGTGAACACGCCGGACTCACTGGCCGTCCACCCTGCTGACCCGACGCCCGTGAGCGTGCCCGGCCCGGTGCCCGCCAACGCACCGCTGCCGCGGAAACTTTCGAGGATGACGGCGGTCGTCATGGCGCGTCAGGTCAAGCGGCGGGGATCGTGAACGAGTAGTAGTCGATGGTCTGCGGGGCGCCCGAGGTCAGCGTGGTCGAGCTGAGGTTCAGGTCCGCACCCACCGTCGCGACGGTGCCCTGGATGCGTGCCTGGGTGGTCGACGAAGTGCCGTCGTCGCCGGCCGCCACGTGCCGGAAGTACGTGGCCGTGCCGGTCGCGGCGTTGTTGCCGCTCCAGGTCTCGCCCGGCGCTTTCGACAGCACGCCGGCTGCGGCCGCGGTGTCGAAGTTGATGCCGGTGCCGGCGCTGGCCAGCGAGATGGTGCAGAGCAGCAGGCCGGTCACCGCCGCGTCGGCATCGACCGGCGGCGAGCCGCTGTAGATGCGGATCAGGCCGCCGGCCAGGATCGACTTCACCGAGCCGGTGTCGGCCATCTTGTTGCGCATGCCAGTGGAGAGCTTGATGGGCATGATGTTTCCTTCAGGTGGAGGTGAGGGTCATGCCGGCGGTCACCCGAAGGATGCTGCCGGAGTCGAGGACGCGGGGCGAGCTGAACCGCACCACGGAGATGAGGACGCCGGTCGTGGCGCCCTTGGCCGGTGCTGACGACAGGAAGCCGCCGTACACCGTCTTGGTGGCGTTGAACTCGAACTCGGCTCGCGCCGCGCTGTTGTCCACCACGCCAGCCGCCACGCTGCCGGGGGTCCACGTCTTGCGCGTGGTGCCCACGTACGTCGTGCATTCGACGGCCAAGCTCGGCAGCAGCGCTGCGGTGTCGCCGATCACGGGCGTGTAGTTGCCCTCGTAGAGGCCGGCGTACCAAGTCGTGACTTGGCTGGCCCCGACGAGCGTCACGCCGAGCATGTGGTTCACGCCCTCGGTCGGCATCAGGTTGTAGACCTCTTCGGAGTCGACAACGACTCCATCCTTCAGCACCTCGATGAGGTACTTGAAGCCGCCATGCAGCTTGGTGTTCATGTCGTTCCCCTGCGGATCACTTCCGCGTCCATGTAGCTGCGTGCAGCAGCGGATGCGCCCTCGGCGCCGAAGAGGCTCGATGCCACGAGCCGCTGTCCGTCTTGCTCCTGAACCAGAGTTGCCGCCGACGCGGCACGGCCAACCGCCACGTTCTCGTCTTGCAGCAGCTCCACCTCGCCGGTCGATGAGCCCTTGGCGATGCCCTTGGGCGTCATCCACACGCAGTCTTGTTTGTGCGGCAGGTACGTGCCGGACCCGAACACCGCGGTGTAGGGCGCGACCGTCTTCAGTTCGGCGGCGGCGATGTCGCCGGCCAGCCAGTAGGTCGCATCCGCCACCACGTACATGCCGCCGTCGCACGGCTCCATGACGGTGATCGGGGTGGGGAACCGGACGTAGTTCTTGGCCGGCGTGCAGAGCGCGGGCGAGTACACGTCGCTGTACCAGAGCACAGTGCCTGCGGCGGCGTACAGCCGCGAGGCGTGGTAGCGCAGGATCGACGCGGCCGGCAGTGCGCGGCGCAGGTACGTCGTGGCCTGCATGCCCGAGCCGCTGAGCTGCGTGATCGTGGCGGTCGTGGCCGGGGCGAGCTGCTGCACCTCGGCGTACATCGTCGAGCCGCCGGACTGGCTCACGTAGATGACCAGCACCGTCGCGCCAGACGGCCAGGACGCGGGCAGGCCGCTGACAGTGATCGTGCCGCCGCTGGACACGCTGACCAGTTGGGCCGGCGTGCAGCCGGACAGCTCGAACTGGTCGTTGCCGTAGGCGAAGGCGATCTGGTAGACCCCGGCGGTCAGCGCGCCGCCGGTGCCGGCCGCGACGAGTGGCTGGGCGGCCAGCTCCGGCACGCCGAACACGCGGATGCCGTCCAGGCCGACACAGCGGTTCGTGATGCCGTCGCTGAAGACCACGTCCGTGCCGACCTCGGCGTAGGTCAGCGACCGGCCGCGCACGAGGTCTGCTGTGACGGCATCACGTGTCAGCCCGCCGCCGCCCGTGCGCACGCGGTACAGCGTCGGGCCGTCGGCGTAGAACCCCACATCGTTGCGCCCGACCCAGAACGAGCGGCAGTCGTCGCCGGGGAACTGCTCGGTGTAGCCGCCGCGCCGCTTCAGGCTGCCCGACTCGCTGACGATGACGTTCGGCGCCGAGCGCACGAATGCGCCGCTCTTCGTGCGCAGACGGAAGTCCGGGCGACGGTTGTTCAGCCCCAGCATGACGCTGAGGTTGACTTCGAGTTCGCGGCCTGTGGTCACGTTCGGATTCTAGTCGTACGTCGATCCAAAAAAGAGGTGCGCCCGCAGCCGGTAGGAGTAGCTCGACTGCGGGCGCGGTGGCGGGTTGGTTCCAAGCAAGGACTCGGTTGCGGCCTGCACCCACCACTAACTCAACGGCCGCGAAATCTAGCGGTAGCTGCCGGCGTTGGCCATCTCCGCATCGGTCAATGCCCGGTCCCAGATCACCACATTCTTGATGCAGATGTCCACCTTGCCGGCGCTCACGTTGCTGCCGAGGCGGATGGTGCTCGCCTTGTTGGCGATGGGCACGGTCGTCGGGATGCCGGCGCCGACACCGCCAGTGAAGTACGCCTTGATTCCTCCCAGCGTCATGAAGCTGCCGCCCCCGGCTTCGTTGCGTGCGACGCTCGCTTGCCCGAAGAACTGCTTGACCGTCTGCCCACGCTGGGTCACGAGCCCGGTGCGGACCTGGACGCCGTCGAAGCCGACGGTGTTCGGGTAGTAGTCCTGCGCCCATCCAGCCGCGTCGCGGTCGCCTGCGTTGCCGCCGGCAACGCCCGGCCGGATGCACGTGCCCCAGCGGTTGTTGTTGTCGAAGTAACTGTAGGCGATGTAGTGGAACCCGGTCTTGGTCCTGCTGTCGGACCGCGCCCCCATCAACGTGAAGTCGAGGTGGAAGGTGAAGTCGTTCGCCGGCACGTTGCTGGTGATCGGCACCTCGACGTGGCCGTCTCCCCGCACGCTGACCGCAGTGGTCGTGTGGCCCACGTAGGCCGTCACGTGGTCCGCCTCGGTGGCCATCGGCGCGGCCACGTACAGGCCGTTGCCAGCCACGCCCGCGTAACTGGTCACGCCGTCGTCAGATGCGACGCCGAGGGTGAACCGGGGCGCAGTGGCGCCGGCGCCGACCGGCTCTGCATGCCCGATGCGCCACCAGTCGTTGATGCCCGTGCTGTAGGCGTACAGGTCGGCCACGTCGATGCCTGCGTCCACCACGCCCCAGACACCGCGCTCCAGATCGAACCACGCGCTGCGGGTCGTGGTGCCGTCCGCGAGCCGCGTGCTGATCCGCACCCACTTGCGGCCGGGCCCGCGGCGCACGTACCAAGCGTTCGGGATCGGCGCGCTGGTGCTGGCAGGCAGCGTCCCGCTCCAGTCTTGGAACAGCTCGAACGCACCCGTGGTGGCGGTCTCCGGCAGGAAGTAGCAGTGGTTGCGGCCGACCGGGTTGGCCACGTTCTGTACCCGAGCCACCGCCCCCAGGTTGGTCTTTTGCCAGGGCGTCGCGGTGCTGACTGTCGGGCTGGCGATGGCAGTCAGGTCCGCCGTCTGGAGCAGCCGCTGCGTGGCGGGCGGCGGGCGGCGGACCCCGAGGAAGGTCGCTTCCGGGATCGGCGCCCGGTCGAGGAAGTCGAACACGTTGCCGTCGGCTTCCAAGAAGCTGTACGGCAGCACGTCGAAGTAGCGGACGCCGTCCACGCCAGCGCCCTGGAACGGCCATGCGGCGCCGGCTTCGCCGCGGGTCACGAACTCGCTCGGGTGCGGCACCTGATCGACCTTGCGCTCGACCAGGATCTCGTCCATGCCGAAGCTGGTGCCGGCCACCAGCCCGAAGACGATCCGGTGGATCGTGCCGTCAGCCGGCGTGAAAGCCAGCGCCCGGCGGGCCGGCGTCGAGCTGATCGTGATGTCCCTGGTGGCGACGACCAAGTTGTCGCCGCTGCGGATGGCCTGGATGCGCAGAGTGACCGAGCCCGACGCCGCCCAGAACTTGCCGCTGATCACATGCAGATCCTGCTCGTAGGTCAACGAGTTCATCGTGATCATGGTCGTCGAGGCCGACGGCCGGGTCACGAGGACGCCTCTGTTGGCCGTGGCCGAGCCGCCGATGTACGTGCGGTCGGTGACTTGGCCGGTGGCATCGAGCGTCCAGCCGGTCGTCATGTTCCGTGCGTCGGGGCACAGGTTCTCGACCCGGCGCAGGCCCTCGTAGCCGAGTTCGTTGGCCCGGATGAGGTGCAGGTAGCCCTGGTAGTCGTGGATGCTGCTGACGCCCGTGCGGACGTACTGGACGAGCACGTTGTCGCTGTTGCGCCAGAGGTCCGCGTAAGGCGTGCCGCGCAGGCTGAACTTGGCGCGGGGGCCGTCGGCGAGGTTCCCGGTCCACAAGCCGTTCACGACCCTGCCCAGCGGGCCGGACGCGGCGGACCACAGCCCGTCGATCTGCTCGCGGGTGAACCCGGCGGCGAGGCCCCAGACGAGCAGCTCCGGGTAGTTCACTGGCCGTCCTTCTTGTCGTCGAGCGGGGCAGGTCGGGTCGGCGGCACGCCCATCTTCTGCTCGGCGAAGCGCTGGAGCCACACCTCGCCGATGGTGAGGGCCTTGGCGCCGGCGTGGCCGGCCAGTCCCGCCGCCGCCCCCGTGATGCCCAGCGGCATCTCCAGGTAGTCGCAGATCAGGAACGCCAGCAGGCCGGCCAACGCGGACACCATGAACTCGCCCACCAGGGCGAAGATGTTCGTAGCGGCCAGCTCGCCCCGCTTGACTTTCAAGTACCAGCTCACGGCGCCGCCCAGCAGCGCCATGACCAGGATGAACAGCCAGTTGCGGATCGGCTGATCCAGCGGGTTCTTGGGCTCGGCGATGGCGGCGCCGGCCAGCAGCGCGATGATTGCGGCGATCAACTTCTTCATGGCGGGTCAGAAACCAGTCAGGATTGCGTGCGCCACCGTGCCCGTTTCGACCCCGGCGCTCATCTGCACGGTGATGCTCATGATCAGCGCGTTTGTACTCATGTCGGAGACGGAGTTGTTCGTCGGGTAGACCGACGTTGCCGTGCCCGAGTTGAAGCCGGGGGCGCCGAAGCCGGGGTCGCGGCCGACACCGCGAAGTTGGGTGGTGCTCGAAGCGAAGAACATCCACTCGCACGTGCCGTTGCGGCTGGTGCCGGTCAGTGCCGTATTGGTGCCCATCGAGGCGTCCCCGGTCAGGCCGGTCAGGCCGATGCGGAAACGCGCCGACAACGTCTCTGCGGTGCCTGACTTCGAGGTCAGTACCTTCAACGAGAAGTACCGCAGCGACATCAACACGCCCGCAGGGAGGGCGGGTAGCGTCTTCAGCACCTGCTCGCTCGTGTTGGTGGCGCTGGGCGGCGACGCCGTGAAGTCGACCACGAGGTCTTGCTGGCCCGCGAGGCGCCAGAGCGCGCCGTCGCTGAGCCACCTGGTCGCGCCGACGTTGCCGACGTCGCTGACCAGGATTTCGGTGCCCGTTGGCACAGCGCTGGCCGGCGGCTTGTTCGCCCAGGTGAAAGTGCTCGGCCCGCTGAAGGTGGATGCGTACAGGTTGGCGGCTTGCGCACGGGTCATCCCTGCGTTCAAGCACCAGACGAGGAAGTCGGGGTATTCCATGGCGTTTGCCCTCTGTGGCTCAGGTCTCTTTGACCTTGATGGTGAACTCGGCTTCCTTGACCAGATTCGAGCTTGTGGTGACCCGTACGGTGACCTTGTAGGTCGCGCCGGCTGTGCCGCCGGCCATCACCGCAGTGACCACGAAGCCGTCCCTGCGGTGGGAAGAGACCGTGATGCCCGCTTCGGCCGTGACCGTGTACGACGCAATCGACACGCCCGAGCGGCCGGCGAACCAGCCGGTGAAGTCGACCGGGTAGTCGATGACTTCGGCAGGCTGCTTGGTGAATCGCCCGAGGATCGCCATGTCACCGACCCTCCGAGCTGACCGTCATGCGGGTGACGTCGGGCGGCACGAACATGCGCGTGTCCTCGGCCCGCACGCGCACCGTCGCGGTCTCGGGCGCCACGAACAGCGCACGTGAGACGGTAGGCTGGGCTGGGCCCGAGACCTCGGGGGCGCGCAGGTTGAGTAGGAGCAGCATCGCGCAGCCTTACAGGATGTAGCTGGCCTGGGCCGCGAACGTGAAGCTGGGCGTCGTGCCGCCGACGGTCCAAGCCAAGCGCCACGTGCGCGGCAGGGGCGCGTTTAGCGCTGCGTTGGCGGCAGTGGCGATGCCCGGGTAGATGCGCAGCACCGCGGCGGTCACGCCAGTGATGCTGGCCGTCTGCGCGTTCGTGGTGTCCAGATCCAGCCAAGTGGTGCCGCCGTCGGGCGACCACTGCACGCGCACCGTCAAGGTCGGCGTGGTGCCGGACACTGCGGTGACGTTGACCCACACAAACAGCCCGCTGGCGTTGAAGTTGGTCTGCGTCGAGCCGTTGCCGCTGGCGACCTTGGCACTGCTCGCCTCGACCGCAACGTTGTGGTTGTTGCGGGCGCGGTCCCAGGTGGTGCCGTTGAACCCGCTTTGAAGGGCTCCGCCACTTGCCGTGGTCGGGTTCGCTGCGGCGTCAGCCAGTGCGGCAGCGGCAGCGAACTCGGTGTCCGCAGTGACCTGCATGTTCCCGGCCGTGTTGCTTGCAACGAGTTGCGCCGCAGCCGTCCACGGCTCGGTTGAGATCCGCGAGAAAGCCCGGATGCTGCCGCCCGTGATGGTCGTTGCGATCCGCAGGCGCAAGAACACGGCGCGGACTGCGAAGGTGTAGATGATCTGCGAGGCCGTAGCGGTGATCGCCGCCGTGATCGGGGTGCCATTCACCAGCTCGGCGTTGAACACCGGCAGCGGGCGCCATTCGTTGGCTGCCGCCCCGCCCGTGTTGCTCTGCTCGAAGATGAACGTGCCCCCCGTGCCGGTGGACACGACCTGCACCGAGGCGCTGCGGTAGCCGGCCACGCTCAAGCCTGCCGTGCCGGCCGCGGGGGTCAGGATGTTGTTGACCGTGGCCGTCTGCGCGGCGGCGCCGGTCAGCACCAGCGGCAGCTCGGTCACAGGTTGCGTGCCGGCGGAGTCCGCGTCACCCAGAGACCCATACGCGCAGTTGAGGTTGAACGTCGTGGTGGTCGATGCGCCCGTGTTCTGCGCGATGACCTGCACGTAGTTGCCGTTGATCGTCAGCGAACGGGCGAAGCCCACCCCTGCATCAACGTAGAAGAAGATGTCCGGCGCTGCGAACGTGCCGCCCGCGTCGATGAACTGCCGGACGCGCACGGTCGTCGGCTGGTCGCTGGTCAGCAGGATCGACAGGCTGGGCTGGTCCTGCGCCGTCTCGATTGCGCCAGTGAACGACGCGCCGGCGGCAAGCTGCGTCGTGCTGCTGTTGCCGGTGCTGATCGGGTAGTTGTACGCCGCCACCTTGGTGTTGACGTTGGCAGCGCGCAGTTGTGCGTCGGTCAGCGGGCCGCTGACCGGCACGGCGGTGGCGCGGAGCTGCGCGTCGGTGAGGCCGGCCCAGGTGAAGCTGACCGGCTGCGTGGCCTGCCAGAAGGTGCCCGACACGGGCACCGCCGATGCGCGGAGCTGTGCGTCGGTGAGGCCGCCCCACGAGGCGATGCTGACCGGCTGCGTGGCCTGCCAGAACGTGCCGCTGACCGGCTGCGTGGCCTGCCAGAACGTGCCGCTGACGGCGACGGGGGTCGCACGGAGCTGCGCGTCGGTCAGCCCCACCCAGGTGAAGCTCACCGGCTGCGTGGCCTGCCAGAACGTGCCCGTGACCGGGAGCCGGTCGGCGTTGCTGACGTCTTTGAAGTCGCCGTCAACGCCAAACCCGATCTTGACGCGCTGCACCTTGACGCCGCTGGAGGCGGCGCCGTTGATGGTGGTCAGCTCGTCGGTGGCGATGGTGTCGCCGCCGGTCCCGGCGTTGGTCGTGGTGTTGTCAGCCACGTGCGGCTCCGATCAGAGTCCGCCGTAGGCGACGGAGCGAGGTTTGTGTCGCGCACGGGCCTGCTCGACCTTGGCGCGGGTGCAGTAGGCGTAGAACTCCTGCTCGAAGTCCTCGGCCTTGGTCTTGTCGTAGGTCTCGGCGTCATGGACGCTGTAGGCCCTGTGCTTCATCCACTTCAGCAGCCCGAGGTGGTGATCCGACGGAATCTCCAGCGCCTCGTTGTCGGTGATCGTGGTCAGCGGCCTGCGGAACACCGACAGGCGCACCGTGTCGTTCTGGTTCGGGAACGGCCACAGGCGCACCTTGTCGGGGTCCATCCCGGTGACGATGGCGCGCACGCGGCCGACACGACCGTCGAAGCGCATGCCCCGCGGCTCCATGTCTTCGAGGTTCACGACCTCGACCGAGGTGCCCTCACCGACCCTGTACGCGGACCTGATCTTCAGGATCGAGGGGTGCAGCGACAGAACGTCGGTGTAGGTGGGGGCGATGATCAGATCGACGACCGCCGTGGTCGTCGAGTCCGGGATGCCGTCGGTGAGGCGGGTGAACTGCTTCTGCGCGTCGTCGAGGAAGCCGATCACGGAGTCGTCCGACCAGAGGTACGGCACCTTCGTGTCGGACATCTCGTCCCGAAAGACGGCGAGCAGTTCGCTCGGGGTCATCAGTCGCCCCGGGCCGCGGCGCCGGCGGTGTACTTGACCCAGGCAGCGTCGCGCTCCTTGGCCTGGACCGACCAGCCCAGCTCACGCGACAGCACGGTGTTGTGCGGCACGCCGCCGGCCGTGAAGTCCTCGCGGGAGGCGCGCTTCACGATGGCGTCGAAGGCGGCGAACATCTGCTGCTCCCGTTCGGCGAGCTGGGCCGGCGTGGGCTTGCCCAGCGGCAGCTCGTCGTCGGGGATTTCGTTCTCGGGCACCCCGCCCACAGCGATCACCTCGGCGAACATGGCCGGGGGCACCAGCGTCGGCACGCCCTTCTCGAACTCGACCGACAGGCCGCACGTCGAGGCGACGGTGCGCTTGCGGTGCATGACGAACTTCATCGGTTGGGCGGCGACGGGCTGCATGTGGGTGTCCTTGGTGTGGGTAGATGGAGAGACGGGGCCGAAGCCCCGTCTTGTTCAGCTCGCCTGCTTAGGCGACCTGGACTTCGTGCGCCCGGCCGTCGACCTTGTAGGTGATCGACACCCGGACGCGGCCGGCCGTGGCGTTGGCCACGGTGTAGGCGATGGTGGCGCGCACGTTCTGGCCGGCGTTGCACAGCAGCGGGCTGGTCAGGGTCAGCGCGGTACGGGCCGCGCTCCTGATGTCTACCGCGTTGAGCAGGGCGGTCAGCGTGCCCGCGATGCCCAGGCTCAGCGTGGCGGCGGTCGAACCGGCGTAGGCCGTCTCGACGATCACCTCGCCGCCCGTGATCACCGCGCCGGGCGGCATCGGTGCGCAGTCGAACGTGATGGTGTTGGCCACCGGGCCGGTCAGACCGGGCTCCAGCGGGTCGGTGGACAGCGCCACCGTCGAGCCGAGGGTCTTCTTGGCGCCGTCAACGGAGTCCACCACCCAGTTGTTGTGCTGGAAGATGAAGTCCTGGGTCAGCGGGTACTGCGCGGTGCGCGAAGCGATGATGCGGGGCATGGTGCGTTTCCTTTCGCGGTTGTCGGCCGATTACTGCGCGACGAACGCGGACAGCACGCCGAAGTCTTCGACGGTGTTGTTCTCGTAGATCGTGCCGAACTTGGGCTTCAGGAAGCCGAGGATCTTGCCGATGGCGATGCCTTGGCTGTTCTCGTAGTCGAAGCCCTTCTCGTTCCACTCGGGGGCGCCGATGTCGGCCATGCCCAGCGCCTGCGCGCCGCAAAACAGCACCTGCGAGCCCTCGATGTTCAGGCCCGAGCCGTACTTGCCCACGCCGCTGACGGCCCTCGACACGTTCGGCACGTGCCGGAACTCGTGCAGGTAGATGCCGTCGATCTTGACCGTGCTGCCGGTGAACAGCGTGTCGTTCTTGCTGGCCTGGGTCGAGTGCCGCAGGTTCTGCAAGTACGTCGGGTCCAGCTTCAGCTTGGCCATCGCCTGCGGGGTCAGGAAGGCGTGGTAGGTCTCCTCGCCGCCCTCGGCGTTCACGCCGCGGATGTAGCGGTCCTTGGCGTACGCCTTGAGCTGCACGAACAGTTCCCACGACGGGGTGTCGGTGGCGACCACCGAGCCCGAGGTGTTGCTGCCCGACACGCTGTCCCGCAGCGCCTTGGCGGTGTTGTCCCAGCGCAGCATGCGCTTGGGCGACGGCACGGTCACGTCGTTGGCGAAGTCCAGGAACGGCAGGTCCGAGCCGGTGCGGGTCGAGCCGTCCGGGCGGGTGCCGAAGCTGCGGCCGCCCAGGGCGCTGAACGCCATCTGGTCGATGCGGTCGGCCAGCCAGTAGGCCAGCACGTCGCGGCTGTTGTTGCGGAACTCGACCACCGAGCGCTGGTCGGCCATCTTGCCTTCGTGGCGGTTGGCGTGACGGAGCTGGTCGATGCGGATGACCTGATCGAAGGTCTGCATCGCCTCTTCGTTGCCCTCCAGGGTGCGGTCACCGGCCACGCCGTCGCCGGTCAGGTCGGCCAGCAGCGTGATGACGGCGCGGGCGCCCTTCTCGGACTTCTTCAGCTCGGTGATGTGCTGGATCAGCGAGTTCGGGCCCTTGCCCAGGAACTTGTTGACGAAGCTCATGTTGCGCGCTTGGCGCCACAGGTCCATCGACCAGACGGTCTTCTGCTCGTTGGTGAGCAGGGCAAAGTTGGTGAGTGCCATGTGGCACCTCCTTCACGGATCAGGAACAAGACTTGTGGCCACTCGGCCGCCTTGCCGTGTCTCGTCACGACCAACGATGCGTGTGGGTTGCTCTCGTGAACCCGACCTGAAACCGGAATAGATCGAAGTCTAATCGAAAAAAGACGGCCCGCAAGAGCGGGCCGTGTGAACTCGTGCTTTCAGGCCACGAGAGGAGACAACTGGGGATCAGTCCGGGCTGGCTGCGCCGTGGCCGAGCCGGGTGCGCAGCTCGTAGCCCATCAGGGGCCAGATCTTGTTCACGGCGTTGGCGCGGGCGATCTTCTTGCCCACTTCGGCGTCGAAGTTCTCGGGGCTGGCGCAGGCACTCTCGCCGGTGACGGTGAAGCCGTTGCGCAGCACCAGCACGCAGAAGGTCAGCAAGTCGAGGGCGTGCCGCGGGCGCTGCTCGCCCGACACGTGCGCCAGGGCCGCGTCGCCGGCCGTGAAAAACCACTCGGAGGCGATGTTGGCCTCGATGTCGGCCGGCGTGACCCGCGGGGCGGTCAGGCCCTTGGCCACAATCTCGGCTTCGATGCCGGCGTCGTCGGTGCGCGGGGATTGGATGCGTTCCATGTTCACTCCTTGTTGAATGCGTTGATGCGCTCGCCCAGGACGGCCGAGTAGCCGTCCATGAAGCGGGCCTGACAGCGGAGGCGGATCTGTTCGTCCGCCGGCAGCGTGGGGAAGATCGGGCCCTGGAAGAACGCCAGCAGCGCGACGAGCTTGGCGTCCAGCTCCGTCTTCTCGGCGACGACGCGCTCCTGGTGCGGTGCGAGTGCGCTCACAGGTCGTCTCCCCGCAACCGGGCCTTCTCGGACTCGGGCAGCTTGGCAAAGTCGTCCTGGCTCATCTTCATGACCGCCTCGGCCGTGATGACGCCGCCGAGCTTGTCGTGGTCCGCGCCGACGCCCTTGGTGCTGGGCGGCTGGGCAGCGGCCACCTTGCCGTTCTTGGCGCGCTGGGCAGCGGCGCGGTCAGCGGCCTTGGCCTTGGCCACGTCCTCGGTGGTCACGCGCACCTCGGTGTTCACCGCGGTGGCCTGCTTGGCGGTCTTCACGCCGACCAGGGTCTCGGCAGCCTTCTTGATGGCCTGGGCGCGGGTGTACTTGCCGGTGGCGATGAAGCCGTCGCGCAGCTCGACCACCTCGGCCATCAGCTCGGCGTCAAAGTCGTCGTGGTCTTCGTTCAGCACCGGGTACGCCGCTTCGAGGCGCTCCACGGTGTTGTCGTACTGCACGCGCTCGTAGGCCCGTGCCTCGGCTGCCTGGACCTCGAAGGTCTGGCGGGCCTGGTTGATGCCCCGCTCGGTCCGGCGGATTTCGCCCATCTTCACGGCGGCCTTCTCGTGCTCACCGTCGCTGACCAGCTTGGCGTACTCCTTCTCCAGCGTCAGCAGCGCGGTCTCGGCGGCGGCGATCTGCTCGTTCGTCGTGGCGATGGACTCGGCCTGCTTGGTGGAGGCGAGCTGGCGCTCCAGGGCCTCGCGCTGGGCGCGCTCCTTGGCCAGAATCTCCTTGTGCCGGGCCAGCGGGATGCGCGTGTCCTTGCGGGTCTTCTTGTCGTCCTTCTCGGCCTTGTCCTCGTCGTCCTCTTCGTCGGCGTCCGGGTTGTCCGGGTCGACGTCCTTCTCGTCCTCGGGCGCCGGCGCCTCGGTCTTCACCGGCTTGGCCTTGGGCACCTTCTTGAGGTCGTCGTCGGTGATCGTGACCTCGGGCTCGCCCTTGGCGTCCGGGCCGGTGGGTGTGAAGTCGTCGCCGCGGTCGAGCGTGGCAGCGCCGCCGCCAGTGTCATCACCGGCCGGGCCCATGTAGCGGTTGAAGATCCAGTGCAGCTTCATTTCGGGGTTCCTTGGGTTGCGGGTTGGGGTTGGGGTTGGCTGGCCTGCTGAACGCGGACCATCCGCTCGGTCGCTGCCTGCTCTTCCCGCAGGCGGGCTTCTTGCGCCGCCTCACGGGCTTCGAGCTGCTGGTCGAACTCGAACTTCCGCTCGGCCAGCTCCATCTCCTGATCGGCCTTCTCGCGGTTGATCTGCATGTCCGCCTGGGCGGTCATCATCTTGACCTCGATGCCGTTGTCCTCGGGCGGCGTGATCGCCTCCTTCTGGGCGGTCACGCGCTCCTTGGCGGCTTTGGCCTGCTTCAGGCCGGCGTCGGCGTTCTTCTGGGCAATCTCCGCCTCGGTCTTGCCGACCTCGGCCTGCGCGGCGCGCTGCGCCAGCTCGCGCTGGGCCTGCGCCTCCGGCGAGTCCTGACCGGCGCGCATCTTCTCGATGATCGACTTCTTGTCGATCAGGCGGCTGGCGTCGATCAGCACCTCGTCAGGGATCATCACGCCCATCTCGCGCAGTGCCACGGCCTGATCGAACTGGCTGTCCTCCAGGGTCTCGCGCTGCGGCGCCGAGCCGATCACCACGTCGTAGACGCCCAGCGTCAGGTCGTTGACGATTTCGCCCTCGGGCGTGACTTCGTTGATCGTGAAGGTCTCGGTGTCGCCGGTGATGCGGTCCTTGGTGATCGTCAGGATGCGCTCCTCGGTGTAGAACTCCTGCACGAGGTCCAGCACGTTGCGCGCCAAGACGAAGTCCGTGCGCACCAGGGCGTCCAGCGGCTTGGCGAGGTTCGTCGTGCCGGCTTGGCGCTTGGCCTGGATCGCCTTGGCAGCCACGTCCTCGCGGTCGTGGCCCTGCATCGAGTCGCTGACGCCGCTGATCGTCTTGATGTGCTCTTCGGCCTTGTAGGACACCCGGTCCAGGCCGGTGGGCATGGTGTTCGGGGTGATCTTGACCAGATCCTTGTCCGGGTCGCCGTTCACCTCGACGACCAGCCCGGTCTCGGCACCGCGCTGCTCCAGCTCTTCGGTGCTCATGTTCGTCAGCGCGCCCGAGCGCAGCTTCCAGCCGCTGTTCGCGGTGGTGTTGATGACGTGCAGCTCCTGGCTGGAGGTCTTGTTCAGCAGCTCTTGCGGGCCCAGCAGGTTCTCGACGAGGCCGATGGTCTTGCCGTAGCGGAAGTACGGGAAGTACGGCACCACGGTGAAGTGCTTGTAGGGGCTCCACTCGTCCTTCAGGACGAAGTTGTCGCAGACCACGACCCACTTGATGCGGTGGACCATCCGCGGCACGACCTGGAAGCCGTATTTCTCGACGAACCACGCGATCTTGTTGCGGTCGAAATCTTCGGGGATCGGCCGCATGTCGCCGGTCTGCGGCGCGAGGAAGTGCTTCTGGCGGTCCAGCGTGCGGTACTGGCGCTCGATGACGCGCATGTTCCGCTGCACGCTCGACTGGTCGAACGGGCCGGGGTACGCCGGGTTGAAGCGGTCGCCGAAGCGGTCGCGGCCGGCCTGGATGGAGTCGTAGCCGTACGGGAAGAAGCTCTGCTCGCGGTTGCGCAGCGCCTCGCCGTCCTCCTTGCCGTACAGGATGACGATGTCGTCGGCGGTCATCCACTTCGTCGTGAAGACCTCGTTCCACGTGTCCGGATCGAACTGCTCGGCGTCCGGGTCGACGATGACGTTCTTCGGGTTGATGTTCTCGATGACCACGTCGCCCTGCATGTTCTCGTCGAACTCCATGCGGACATCGAGAAAGCCCCGGCTCGTGATCACGCCGTCGGCGAACATGTCGCTGCGCTTCCAGTCGAGCTGGTTGCGGTCGCTGATGTGCTTGAACACCTTGGTGAGCACCGCAGCGGTGTCGGTGGACGCCTTGGTGCGCGGCCGGAACGACACCTCGTTGCGGCGGAAGATCTGCTCGCCCATGACGTTGCCGAGCGTGCTGATGATCTTGTTGATCGTCAGCGCCGGGCGGCGCTGCTGCTTGAGCCTCAGCCTGTCCTCGGCCGACCACTGGTCGCCAGCGAAGAACTTCTCGCACTGGTCCGCCTTGTCGACGAAGCGGTTGTGGCCGTTGTCGCGGCACCAGGCGTACCTGTACCAGACCTTCATCGCGTCGGCGGTATTCAGCGGCATGGTCAGCCCTTCACTTCAGGAACTTCAGCTTGTAGTAGCTGCGGTCGATGACCGAGAGAATCTCGTCGATCAGGTTCGCCAGCTCGGTGCTGCCGTCGGCGCACTCGGCGCGGTGGTCAGCGACCCACTTGTGCAGGTCCGTCAGCAGCTCGGTCGGGCTCACGTCCTGCTGGATGGGCGCGTGCGGGAACTTCTTGAACTGGCCCTCGACGCCCATGTGGCACTCGGCGAACCGATCAGTCACGTCGAGCAGCGCCGTGTAGAACTCTTCCAGCGCGACGTGCTCGGCGAACGACGTGGTGCGGAAGTGCAGGTAGTGGGCGGAGGTGCGCGCCGCGAAGCAGCGGGCGACCAGCTCGGCGCAGGCGTAGCTCACCGCGTCTTCTCCCGGGCGAAAGTCAGCTCGAACAGGAACTGGCGCACGGCGGCTGCGATGGGTGACGGCTTCACGGCAGGCGCACCATCAGGGTGGCGGTCGTGCCGGTGGCGTAGACCTGGGTCACCAGCACCGGCAGCACGGTGCCTGCGGCCACGCCTGAGAACGTGACCGGCCCGACGCCGTCAGCGGGCATCACCGCCACTGCGCCGGCGCCGCCGACGTAGATGGCCGAGGGTGCGAACACGGTGCCGTCGCTGGGCGTCACGGCAGCAGCCGAGAAGCCACCGACGGCGCGGACGAGCTGAGCAGCGAAAGGCAGAGGCATGGCGATCCTTCAGGGGTGGGCGCAGTAGTGCGGCGAGCCGAGGCCGTTGAGCGACTTGCCGCACTTCAGGCAGTGGCCGAGCGCGCCGAGCAGGCTGGGCGGAGTGGGTGCGGGCGGGGTGTGGACTGGGCCGACGCGGTCCACGGCGTCGCGGACGGTGGCCGGGTCGAACGTGCCGACGGCGCCGGCGAGGTAGCCGCGAATCCACCAGACGAACTGGTCCGCGGTCATGCGCTCATGTGCCCGCCGCTGCTCGACAGGGCTCTCAGCCGGTCTTTCCATGACTTCACCACCTGTGCTCTGGGTTTCTGCGGCGGGGTCCGAGCGATAGCCAGATGTCCAACCCAGGCCAGGGAGTCGACGCAGTCGTCATGCACGCCGGCCGGGAACCTCAGCATCTCGGCGCGGACCACGTCGTACCACTCGCCGCTGTCCGAGAAACTGACCATGCCCTGCTGCATGCGCCCCTGGATCGCCCTGGCCCGAGCCATCTTGTCGGTGATCGGCGTCAGCACCTGGATCGACGGATACAGCTTCCGTTCGAGCATGCGCTTCTTCAGCACCGCGCTGATGGCCTTGTAGATCTGGCCGTCTTCAAACCCTAGAACTAGCGTCGGACTGTACCATTTCGACGCTAGATCCAAAATAGATTCCACGATGAAGAACGCGTCCTGGCTGCGGAACCGGACCACGTCCGCCACGTGCAGCACATCGTTCTCGTCCTGAAGCCCCACAGTGCCGACCGTGTAGTCGTTCTGCTTCTTCTCGCTGATCGCAAAGTCCCAGGCGATCATCACGTTGGCCCGCTTCACGTGCGGCACCGGCCCGCGCCGGAACTGCTCCTTGTTGAAGTAGACGCCGTCGTCAGGGACAGGGTTCTGCTGGTACAGCGCGCTCCACCAGCGCCCGTCTGAGCCGTCGCTCTTGCGGTTCAGGGCCCTGATCTTGCTGAGCGCCTTGATCGGGTAGCGGCTGGGGTGCAGCGCCTCGCCCTTGCTGCGCAGCAGCGTGGCGCCGGGCGTGGGCGTGTTGTGGACGATCCGGTTCGTGACGGGGTCCAGGTACTCGTCCGACTCGGCGATGGCCGGGTACTTCACGACCTCGAACTTGTCGATGTCGTCGTCGTCCTCGCCGGCCGCCATCATCTGCTGGAGCCGGCCGGCCAGATCGTCGTCGTGCCACCACGTCTGGATCACCAGCACGCCTCCGCCGGGCGCCAGCCGCGTGTAGGCCGTCGAGAGATACCACTCCCAGATCTTCTCGCGGGCGTCGCCGCTGTCAGCCTCTTCGGCGTTCTTCACGGGGTCGTCGATCACCAGGACGTGCGCGCCCTTGCCGGTGATCGGCCCGCCGATGCCGGCCGCGACGTACCCGCCGCGCCTGCCGGCGATGGCCCACTCTTCCGTGCTCTGGTTGTTCTTGTCCAGGCTCACGTCGAACACCGTCTTGTAGAGGGTGTCGTCGATGATCTGCTTGACCTTGCGGCTGAAGCCCATCGCCAGGGACAAGTTGTACGAGCAGGCGATGAACTCGTGGTCCGGGAAGCGCCCCAGGTGCCACGCAGGGAAGTTCTTGGACGCCAGCTCGCTCTTGCCGTGCCGCGGGGGCATCAGCAGCATCAGCCGCGGGCTCTTGCCGGCCGCCACGTCGTCGCTGAAGCGCTCCAGGCGGGCGCAGATGTCCCGGTGGACCCAGCCGTCGTCGTAGCGGTCGTTCATCCGCTTGACGAACGGCAAGAAGCGGCGCCGCGCCAGGATGCGGCTGGCCATCTCGACCTGGGCGAGCTGCTTGGGGCGGCTCAGCGGCGGCAGAGGCCGGGCGAGGCTCGGATCTTGGGCCAGCGCCTGGGCAACCTGCTCTTCGCGGGTGCCCTGGAAGCGGCTGAGGTCGGGCTCAGACGGTGAGGTTAGCGTCGAGGATGCCGGCAGCTCGGGCAACGACTCCGAGGTCGAACTTGGCCGGCTTGCGCGTGGCTTGCTCGGCGGCGGCTTTGGCGTGCCGGTCTGCGTCCGCACGGTCGCCGAAGCTCGGCCTCCAGCCCCTGAAGGCGTCGCGGACGGCTTGGGGGCTTTGGGGCCTGCCTTCTTTGCGGAAGCTGTACGAGATGCTGGCGCCTTTGATTTCGGCGACGCGCTCGTCGAAGGCTTGCCGGTAGGCTTTGCAGAAGGCTTCGCTGCTGCCGTTGGCGACGTAGCGGCGGAGTTCGGTGTTGCAGGGGTCTTGCGGGTCGATTTCGCCGCAGAGGGCTGCCTGGAAGTCGACGTACGACCGGCCGTAGCCGTCGAACTGACGGACGAGTGGGTCGAAGGGAGCTTCTTGGACGGCATCAGTCGCTGTCTCCGTCATCCCCGCTGTGTGCAAGCTGTTCGAGGTCATGTTGAACGCCTTGTTGGATCATGCGCAGCAGTTCGGCGTCGCTGAGCTTGCTCATCTGCTGCATCGTGACGTTGCCGGTGACATTGATGTCCAGCGTGCGCTTCACCGGCTCAAAGTAGCCGCACATCTGGCCCACGGTCTTCCAACCAGTGATCACTGAGGCCGGTTCGCCGGCCAGTTTTGCCATCTCGATGCCCTCCAGCAGCCCGTCCATGACCTTTTTGCGGGTCATCTGGCAGGACTCTTCGTACAGGCGCTTCTCTTCCGCGTAGAGGGCCTTGACCTGGGGGTAGTGAACGAGGCGGTAGGCGTAGGTGGCGCCGTCACCGTACCCGGCGCGTGCAGAAGCTGAGGTGATCGACTCGCCCTGCGCCCAGAACTTGACGAACAGCTTGGCCTTCTCGGTCAGGGGCTTGTTCGGATCGACCGACTCGGCGATTTCGTGACGCGGCAGCGCGCTCACATCGACGTATTTGCTGCGGTTGTCGGCGACGACAACGGGCATCTTGGCGGCGGATTGGCCGCGCTTCTTCGGCTGTGGCTTGGCCACGACTTTCAGACCTTTGCCATTGCCGTGGCGATTGAGGCCGTCGGGGTTGGGCGGGAGGCGCTTGGTCATTTGGGGTTGGAGTCTAACGGCTTTCTATTTTCGATTACTTGACGTAGAAGTTGTTGCCCTTCTTGCCGTTGGTCGTCCGAAGCACGACTCTGAGATTGGCGGGGACGTGCAGCCCGCACACCAAAGGATGCTTGAGTGGGATGACGTGGTCCACCACGTACTCCGGCCCGGCTTTGACCGCCTTCTTGCACACCGGGACGAAGTCGGTGATCGACACCCACGGCGGAATGCGAGTGCGGCGTTTGGCGGAGTTCCAGAGATTGAAGGCGCGCTTGTAGGCGGGCTCGCGCTCAAAGCGCAGTTGCTTCACTCTAGCCGTCCGCGCCTTTGTGGCCTCGCGCTCTGTCGGTCGCGCCCAGTAGCTCGTTTGCTTTGCCGCGGCGAGGCACACACGACATGCGGCAGAGCGTCCGTCGCCTGATGCGCGGCGAACAACGAAGTCGGCAAGCGACTTGACTGCGAAGCATCGGGAGCAGGGCTTTTGCATGGTTCGGATTCTATTTTGGATCGCAGGTATTTTGCAAATTTTTCTGGTGGCCGAGGGCGCGTGAGTCTCTTCTCCCTAGCTCTCCGAACGAAGGGGTGCCTTCGGATTCGGGTTCCGCTACGGGAGAAAAGGATGCTTATCTACCGCCCAGCCGCTCATCTTCGATGAGCGGCGTCGCGCTGCGTTGGTGTTCTCGTCACCCAACCAGGAGCTTGCTCATGTCTTCCTTCTTCCGCTTCGCCCTCGCCGTGTCGCTCATGGCGTTCGGCACGTTCTGGCTGCTGTGCTTCGCAGCGCCTGCGCTGATCGGTGTGCCCGTCACGTGGGCCAACGCCCCGCTGCTCATCGTGACGATCCCGACCTTCGGCGCATACGCCGCAGCGTTCTCGATCACGCGCTACTGATCCACCAAGAAGCCCAGCGTTCGCTGGGCTTCGTCGTTCCGCTCTCGTGTTCTTCAACTTCCTTTCAGGAGATTCACCATGCGTACCACCAAGATCGAACTCGCCCAGGCCCTGCAAGCTCGCAACACCGAGCTGGAGGCCGCTCGTCTGCGCATCGCCGAACTGGAGGGCGACGTGCAAGCGCTCAAGGCGCAGCTCAGCCGCGCGCCGGCGCCCAAGCCCGTCTACGTGCGCCCGGTGCGCGAGGCCACGCCCGAGCAACTCGCCTACCGCGCAGCGTGTGCGGCAGCACGCGAGCTGGCCATGACCTCTGGCCGCTCGGTCAAGGTGGGCGCGTGAACCACGGCGCCTTCACCTGGGAGAACTACCGCCGCAGCGACGGCACGTTGGATGTCATCGCAGCGCTCGTCATCCGCGAGCCGCTCGATGCGCCCGCCCATCTGCGCCGCAAGGCGCGGGACTACCTCATGGAGCTGGAGGAACTCAGCTCCATGCGCAACTACGAGTCAGCCAGCCTCGCGCTGGCCCACGCCATGCTCATCGTTCGTAACGAACGGTGAGTTGGTTCAAGGCCCGGGTTCCCCGGGCCTTGTCGTTCTGCTCTTTTGCCTTTCTGGCCCTTTGTCAACCTAACGGAGAATGTGTATGTCCAAGTTCGCTCAAGCCAAGCCCGCCGCCAAGAAGACCATCGTCAAGCCCGCGGCGCCGCGTGCCCGCACCACGCACGTGGAGGTCGAAGACGTCGAGGTCGTCGGCCCCGAAGACGACGTGCAGAGCGCGTACCAACGCATCCGCGACGCGGCCGAGTCGCTGTTCGCTCGGCTGCACCGCCCCTCGTGGACGCGCACGTTGATCAACGCCACCATCGGCTTGGTCAGCTACGCGTCCGTCTGGTACGGAAGCATGGTCCTGCTGGACATGCTGATGCTCGGCGTCGTGGCTTACACCGGCCTCGGCTTCATCTCGTTCCTCGTCGCCTTCCTCGGCGTGGTGCTGAGCTTCATGGCCGCGTTCAAGGCCGGGAAGCTGGCCTACGACTTGGCCGCCGCGTTCGAGTTCAGCAGCGTGAAGAGCCGCGTCACCGGCTGGTTCAGCTTCGGCAAGCCCGCGGCTGCGTGATCGGGAGGCCGATCATGATCGAGATGGGGATCGTGGTCGGCATCGGCATCATCGTGATGCTGGCTCGTTTGAGCTGGCGTTCCAAGATGATGCTGTTGTCGAATCCACTTGTAGTGGACATCGCCGTGTTCGTGTTGCTCTCTGTGATGCACTGGGGAACCTTCTCTGGCCTCATGGTCGCAGCAGTCGGAGCTTTGTTCTGTTCAATCACACTGAGCATCGCTCGGTGGCTGTTCGGCTATGTCGCAAATGGAGCGTACAAACCGGGCGTCTTCAACGTGGGAGACAAGCTGTGAGCCGTGGCCTCATGTCCCTCAACTTCCTGTTCCTCGACGGTGCGCGTGCCGTGCTCAGCGGCTCGCGTGTCACGCTCATCGTTCGGAACCAACCCGACCGCGAGATGGCCATCGACGAGCTGCCGCAGCCTCGCATCGACGAGCTGCTGTCCTACGGTGCGATCAAGCTGATCGCCAACCCGATGGAGGTCACATGCCCCGCGACTCGGGCTACCTCAGCATGACGCTGGATGTGCAGGGCGTGGTCCGCTACGCCCAGCACCACCGTGACCCGGAACTCCTTCGGGCCACGTTCCCCGACCTCGATGATGAGCAAGCCTTTGCCATCGTCGATGGTCTCGCCAGCTTGCAGGTCGTCAACCGCAAGCTCCAATTCACCCGAACCCAGGTGCATTGAAACCATGGCCACACGGCTCACGTTCATGCCGGTCGAGGTCAGCATCTTCGACAGCTTGTCGGCAGCAATTGCCTACGAGCTGCATGCAGAGCTGCCCGACGAAACTTCGTGGGGCGCCGACCCCTTCGACATCCTCGCAGCCAAGGAGGAGGAAGCCGGCATGTCGCTCATCGACATGCCCGATGACGACGACTGATCGCTCTGGCCTGCGTTCCGCAGGCCAGGTCGTGCTGCCTTCATGTGTTCAACCCTGAAGGATGAGGTTCATGATGAACCTGACACCTACCGTTGTTTCCATGGAGCTTGTGGTCGTCGACTACAAGGTGCTGGCTGAGATGAGCGATGGATCGCTCATCGAACTCAGCACACCGTGGGGGGCGCCACCCGAGCGCGACCTCACGAGCCACAGCATCATCGGGTGGCGGTTCAAGACCCGCGAACAGCTCATCGAGCTGGCTCGCCGCTTGAACAGCCAGCGTCGGGATGACGCGAACTATCGCCTGCACCTCGACAAAGTGCGGCGACTGGGCTGGGACTACGCATCACGCGGGTACTAGCCCACAGCGGGTGAGGCGAACAACCCCTCACTCGCTTCGTAGTTTGGTGGAGTCCACACAACCACCCGGTGTGTCTCGGCTTCAATGCCGTTTGCCTCTGCTTGCCGGTATCAAGCAGCGTGTCCGCGTTAGGTGCGGCTCGTGAACATCAGCACGCATCACGCGAGGGTTGCCTACTGCCCTAGCTGGAACACGTCACCAGCGCCACCAACAAGGAGAATGATGATGACTCTGTGCGCGTAAGGAACATCGCGCCCTCCATTCCGGGTATCTGAACTTGAACCTCTCATGGCGACGTTCAAGGGACAGCCGGACGCAGACATGCCGCACTACGTCGGAGCCTCTGCGTACCCTCAGACACCCGGCACTCATGGCTGGCCCACGTCACGGGTCGACATGCGTCACTTGGACGCTGGCTCGAACGAGACCTCGGTTCTCTACTAGGCCACTTCACCATCACTCGCGCTCGATGACAGCGTTGCGCGATGTCCCGGCTGAGCTGCCGAGTTACCAACCCATCCGACCATCCGGAGTGCGTTGCATGCACTGGGGTATGGGCTCCACCACACGGGCCCGATTCGCTCTTTGTTTCTTACTTCGATCCAACTTCAACCCGAGGAAATCACCATGCCCAAGACCCACACCGTCACCCCCGGCACCATGACCACGATGGCTGCCGCGTTCCAACAGGCCGAGCAGTTCATGGCCAACCAGCCGAACGACCTGCCGCCGGCCGACTCCGCACCGACCGACCTGCCCGTGGTCGTCGTGCAGCCCAGCGCCGGCGTGCAGATCGACGGCTTCCTCGACTTCATCGACCAGCTCGCCACCACGGCGCAAGCGCGGCGCTACGTGATGTGGTCTGCGGCGAACAGCCTCAACAACTACATCATCGCCAACCTCCAAACGCACATCCGCTCGGAGACGCGCCAGTCGCAGGAGGTCAACCAGGACGTCGAGTACCTCAGCTCGCTGGGTCTCGACCAGACCACCATCGACAGGTTCAACGAGCAGAAGGCTTTGATCGACGAGATGCGTGCCAACGGTGCCAACCTCGTCGAGCAGGGCTACGAGGCGCTCATCCCGCCCATCGAGACCGCAGAGCGCCTGGTCAACCTGCGCGGCTACGTCGCCGAGAAGATGAAGGCCACGGCCAAGACCGTGCGTGACCTCGCGCAGCCGATTAGCGACAGCATCGCCTACAGGCTGTCACGCACGCCGTCGGTCGACGAGGGCCTCGTCATGCGCTGGTTCATCGCCTGCGACGGCAAGGTGTCTGTCGACGAGCTGCGCCGCGTCGCCATGCGGCAGCAGCTCAGCGACCGTGCGCAACTGCTGGAGCAGTCCGGGCGCATCATCGACCTGGCCAAAGACCTCGCCTACAGGGGTGCGCCCAGCGACGCTGAGGTCGAGTCGCTGTTCGACGAGCTGCCGATCCACGTGCAGTACAAGCTGCTGGGCGGCATCGTGCGCACGCTCAACGTCGCCATGGAGAAGGAAGTCGCTGCCTTCATCCGGTTCAACCGCCTGGACAGCATCGCCAACCGCACGCTGATCCAGTCCGTGCTGAACGGCTACATCGACGCGTTCGGCAAGTTCGGCAGCGCCAATGCCGACGCGCTGATCGCCTACGAAGAGCGCGGCAGCAAGCTGCCCACGCTGGAAGAGCTGCTGGCCGACAAGTCGGTCTGACGCAGGCACGCCGCCCAGGCCCTCAGGGGTCTGGGCGGCTTCCACGTGCGGGCCAGGACTGAACGGACTACGCGATTTCTAGCGCCGTGACTGAGCGGCTAAAAACGGCCCTTGGAATTGCGCTGTTCCAAACCTTTTACATACTACTCTCTCTTCTATATCTCTTCTTTTTTCTTAGAGTAGAGAGAGTATAAGTATAAGAGTATAAGAGTAGAGAGGTGTAGAGGGAAAGCTGCCACATTTTTGAGCACGTCCCTTGTGTTCTTCCTAGTGAAGGACGGCCTGCGGACCGTTTTCTAACTTCGATCTACACTACCTCCCCGACTGGAGGACTCATGGACCTGTTCTTCTTACACTCTGACGTGCCGCTGACCAAGGCGTACAGCCTCAGCAACGGCGCCCTGACCAAGACGCCCTACCCCTTCGTCTGGGAGTTCAGCTCGGTCCACGAGCAGGTTACGACCCTGGCTCAGATGCACAAGCTGCTGGTCGATCACGCAGCCCTCGGCCACTGCCTCCTGAAGGGCAGCATCGCCAAGCCCCTGGTCAAGGAGTCGCGTGCCGGCAGCACCACCACCGGCTCCATGACCGAGTTCATCGTCCTGGACCTCGACGGACTGGACTGCCCCTCGGTGGACGTGCTGCTC